TCCTACTACATCGTTCGCTGCATGGATTACGGGTGGACAGATCCTTCTGTAATCTACTGGCTAGCTGCCTATCCTCAGGAGGAAGGGCTTCCTCGTGTTGAGGTTATCGGGGAGATGTATGTGAAGGAGACGAATACTCGGGGGTTGGCCCATCTGATTAAGTATAAAGAGGATCAGATTCGCAGAACCTACAATATGCGCCCAGTGACCATGAGCGTTATTGATCCTTCAGCATCGAAATCTGAAGGGACTTCTGGGGGACAGAATATTAAGGATCAGATTCAGGCTGCAGGCGTCTGGTTCGAGAAAGCTGACAACGACAGGCAGTCCGGCTGGGCCTCTATTCGGCAGTTGCTGGAGAATGGGCTGCTGAAGTTCTGGAAGAACTCCTGTCCCTATCTTCTCTCTACTATGCCTACGCTCGTGCGAGATCCTGCGAAGGCTGATGACATCCGGCCCAAGCAGAACGACCACGGGGCTGATACTCTCCGCTATGGCTGCATGGCTATAACGAACCTGGGCAACATGGGATCTATCCAGACTTCGCAGGAAACATCCCAGCAGATGGTCCAACGAGGGCAGGACCCTTTCTATCCTGAGATTGTGAAGAGACTGAAGGGTGGGGCAGGAGAGAATTTCGAGAATGAATTCCTAGGCAAGGGGTGGTAGATGATAGGCATAGGAGCATTGCTGGCAGGCGCAGGCATTTTCCTTATCGGCTTCGGCTTCTTTATTGCCTCGTTCTCTGTGCTTACGGCAGCAGGAGTGCAGAGGCCCAGGGATCTCCTGAGGCCTTTGAAGAAGCCTGATGCGACAGAGAGGGATATTCCTGAGAAGATGAAGGATTGGATCAATACTGAATCGGAGCCTTGGGCGAGAACAGAATTGCGTAAACGGGCTCTGATACTATTCAAAGAGTTGAAGAACTGGGAAGCAGTCTATTCTCAGCTTCTGACTACGACATCGGAAACCCCTGATCCGTCAGCATCCATGCAGGACTTCTAAAGGGCAGATAAATGGCGAACCTAGTATCGAAACGGGATAGAGAGCGACGTTTAGAAGCCTATTATGGGGTAGGGTTCCCTGATCCTGATATGGAGGATAAGAAGAAGTTGGCAGAAGGCTTTAAGGCCTGGGTCAATAGAGAGGTCGATAGGCAGTCTTCAGTGATGAATGACAAGAGGCTGCACTATGCTAGGCATAGGTTGTTCCGCCAGGGCCGCCAGTGGATCAGCACTCGGGATGGGAGACAGTGGCGGGAACTGAATGCCGATGAGAATCGGATTCGTGCAGTATTCAACATGATCGGCCCGGCCTTGGACTTCCGGGTGACACTGCTGCAGGAGCAGAGGCCGGGGTTCAAGTATATGCCTATTGCTGGGCAGGGAATCAATGGGAGGGAGATTGCGATTGCCCAGCAGTCTTTTGCTGAATACTACTTCCAGATGCAGAAGATCTGGGACTTGTCCACCCTTGCAATGAGCGAAGCCCTTACTGATGGGGTCTGTTTTCTCAACGTCTACCTGGACAAAGAAATGGGTCCTTCGTTGGAGAATGTAGAACTCATCTCAGAAGACGATGACAGATACGAGAGCTTTTCTGCCCAGGGTTATAAGAAGAGGAAGAGTGGACTGATTGAACTCCCCCTGGGGCCAGGGGCTGCAGTCTCCGGAGCTACCTCTTCTAGTACCGTGAAAGGGGGTGATCTGAAGACCACGTTGATTCTCGCTCACGAGACCTATGCAGACTCAGAAGCGAGATGCATTAACGGTGCGGACAAGCAGGCGAAATGGTTCATGGTTCGGAGAATGCGGGACATCCATTCTGTCCGTCTTCAGTTGGACGATCCCAAACTAGAGCCGGATGTAGGGAATCCCTCCAGCGAAGTCACCGACCTATCCTTTGCTTTTGATGCGCAAAAATGGCATAAGGGGATGCCTCCATTTCCCTCTACCCGAATGCGTATGCCGGATGGTGGAGTCTTCGAGAACAAGATCTATCTGGCTCCGAGCAAAGAGATTCCCGAGGGCATGTGGATAGAATTGTTGACGGAGAGGCATCTAAAAACGGGGAACCTTCCTGCCAAGGTTATTCCTATTGTCCGGTTCACTGACGGGTCTACCGATGGAGAACTGTACCCGAGGCCGGAGATGTCGGATTGGATCGGGGACCAGACGGCTATCAATGGTTTGGGGAGTAAGATTCTTGAATTCGCTCGGCTGCACGCAGGCAGCAGAGTGATGGCCTTGGAAGGAACTATCGTCAAAGAGACCTTTACGGATATCGTAGGGTCTATCGTGAACTACCAGGGGCCTAAGCCGGATGTCCTACAGCCCCCCAGGGTATCCCCTGACCTCTGGCAGATGTGGAAGACGATGGTTCAGCAGTTAGAAGCCAAGACAGGCTGGGATGACATGGCCAGAGGGCAGCTTACCGGAGAAGGGGGCTTCCAGGATGTAGCAGGAAGGGCAGTATTGGCTGCCAGGGAGCTTTTCGAACGGCAGTTCGGAAGAATGATCCGGGCTGCAGCAAGAGGGGTCTCGGATTGGTCAACCCTCTATGTTCAGTATGGGCAGGAATTCTTCGATACTCCTCGCATGATTCCTATGCTTGGTAGACCGGACCTGGCGAAGAAGATTTCGAAAACAGAACTCCAAGGTCCTCCGTCAACCTATGTGGACCCAGAAACTCTTCAGCCGTTGCCCAGGGCTCTACGGAACCAGATGCTTACAGACTATCTCAAACAGGGTCTTATCACTGTGGAAACGTTCAAGAAACGTGCGCCATTTGCAGAGGTAAGAGATCTGAGCATGGGAGATTCTGACCACTGGGACAGGGCTCAGGTTATCAATACTGTGCTGGAGGAGAACTGGAAGAAGTTCTCGAAGATGGAGGCCCTGGAGCTTTTCGACGTTGCTTCCGGTCTACCCATCTTCTGGCAGGACATCACCGATGTCCACATGAAGGCTTTAGAAGAGATCATCTTGGACGATAAGCACCCGTTCGAGCTTCGAAAACTGGCTGCAGACCGCTGGGGGATTTACTCTGAATTGGCCAAGAGTAAGGACTTCCCTCAGGAACTGGAGATGCAGGGAATGCCCCGGCCTCCTGCGCCTGCAGAAGTTTTAGGCGTGCCTAATTCTATTGCTCAGAGGCAAGAGCCTCTGCCTCAGCAGATGGCAGCAGGACCAATGGGCGGAGGGCCAGGTGCTGCGCCTGCCCCGGAACTGAGCCCTACAACCTTCCCAGGGGCCGCCACAGACATGGCGAACCCCCTAGGAGCAGCAGACATGAGAGCGTAGGAAGAGAAGGAATAAGAAAAACCCCAAGAGGAGAATAAGATGTCAGACGCTATTGCAGAAGCCATTGTTGCCAGTGAAGGAGGGGATGTCAGTGTTGCAGTTCCAGATGCGGCACCTTCCAGAGAAGAGGTCTCTTCGGAGCCCATTCTCGAATCTAAGACTGCCAAGGAGCTAACGAAGGAATCCATTTCCTTGGCGAAGAAGAGTCTGGAGGAAGTTGTTGCTCCTTCTGAGGCAGCAGCCCCTACCCCTCCGAAGCCGAAAGCGACCTTCTCTTTTGTCAGAGATGGGGAAGCGGTAGATACTCCGCCTGAGGGCTTCGACGATATGACTGTTCGCTACAAGGCAAAGGGTCATGATGTTGATAGTACTTTGCCGGAACTGATCCGCAGAGCCCAGCAGGTTCATGGGATTGAGGATAAGATAGAGAGGCTGCAGACTGAGAAGCAGACGTTATTCAAAGATCTGACCGAACACCAAGGGGAACTGGAGGTCGCTATTGCTGACCGCAGACTCTTCATGGATGTCTTGAAGGACGCATCTGGGGAACAGTTCAAAAGGCTTCAGGACCAGTTCCTTAACGGGGGAGAAGCAGGAGACTCTTCTCCTCCTCCTCCTGAGCCTCAGGCAGCTTCCTCCCTTCCTGACGATGCTGCGATGAATGCAGGAATGGAAGTGGTAGAGAACCATATTCTCCCCTGGGCCGAACGAGTAGGAGAGGCCTATGGAATGGCAGACTCTGAAGACATCGTCCGGGTCTTCCTGGAGGAACTTGCAACAGAACCTCCTCAATTCCATTCCTTGGAGCTTGTAGCAGAGATTCTTAACGAACGCATCCCAGCCATGCTGGAGAAAGAGGGGTTCAGTTTGTCTGGAGAATATGATGCTTTTGATTCTGCAGTCCTGGCTGCGAAAGAGGAGAGGAAAGGGCGCTTCTCCAAGAGCCCGTCTGTTGCTGCTCCGTCTGAAGAACTGTCTGCCCTGCAGAAAGAGAACGAGAAGTTGAAGGAGCAGCTTGAGAATGCAGGGATACAGAGAACGGTGAAAAAGGTCTCTTCTGCTCCCCCGTCTGCAGCAATCGAAGGAGCCCCGGTGCGGGGGATAGACACTGATGATGCCCTGGACCTTTCCGATGCAAAGTCTTCCTCTGATGTGAAGAAGGCTCTGCAGAAATTGCAACGCTTTGGAGGCAGGAAATAAGATGCCCAAACAGAGAATGCAGGAACCTAGAGACGATTTCGGTGGAGGCCTGAATACTAGGCAGAATGCAGATTCTCTTGCCAGTAATGAGTTAGCTGTGGCAACGAATGCTAGGGTTAGTGAGGTAGTGGGAGCTTTCTCTAAGAGAACTGGCACTCGGAGAATGCACACGACAGCGCTGACTGGGAGTGGTGCAGTAACAGGTCTCTTCCAATGGGATGCCCCGGCAGGGAAGCAGATTGTAGCTATCTGTGGTGGAAAGCTCCATCACAAGACAACGAATCTGGGAGAGTTCGCTACGATCACCCCGACAGTTGCTTTCTCTTCCTCTGTCCGTCAGACTTTCGCCACATCTCGGGCCAATGTTGCATCTGCCCCTTTGTACCTTTATATAGCGGATGGTACCTATCAAAGGTTCACTGGGGCAGCAGTTACCAGTCTTGTTGGGGCCTATACTGACGGGGAAGAGCCCCCGACTACTCTCTACACTATTCCTGCTCTAGACCTCATCTCGAACTATCATGTTCGTATGTTCATGAGGCCTACGCTCTCCCCTCAGAACATCCTCTGGTCCATTCTGGGAGATCCAGAGGATACCACGATAGGGCTCTACAATTCCGCAGGCGAGGCAATGGTGGATGTCTTGCGAGGGGAACCTATTACTGCAATGGAAGTGCTGGGCAGTTCTCTGCTTATTGCTACCGAGGATAGTGTGGTCCGCTTCACTGGATATGCCAGCGACGATATTCAGATATCCCAAGATACAGAGGGAATCTCCCCGGACACCGGGGCAGTCGGACGGCTGGCATTGAAGCGCACAGAATCCTTTGCTGCAATGTTCTCTTCGAAAGGTCTGTACGCAGTAACAGAAGAGTCTGCTATTCCTATCTCTGAAAAGATCCTCCCTAACTTGAAGGCCTTGAAAAGAACCTCTTTATCTTCTTCAGTCGTTGGATATCATAAGGGGAGGAAAGAGATCTGGTTGGCAGTAGAAGGGCCGACAGATACCGGGAACAAGACCGTCTACATTCTCTCTATTGGTGCTACTCAGGCCTGGAGTGGTCCATTCACATATCCTTTCGCAATAACCTGCTTCGCATCTTTCGAAGATACTTCCGGAGATGAGTGGTTGATGGCAGGATGTGCGGATGGATTTGTAAGGTTGATGGATACCGGCTACAAGGATGATGTCCTAGCTGATGCTAGTGGAGGCTCTTACTACACAATGACAGTAGAACTGGCTCCCTTCTTCTTCGACTCAGGACCAACAGTAGACAAGACCCTAGAGCGCATCTTCCTCCAAGCCGATATGGTGATAGGAGAGACTCTGACTATTGACTATGGGTTCGATAGCACAACCTATGCAGGGTCTGTGGTTGCAACAGGTATTGCTGGAGGCTTGCAAGACTACAGACTAGATGCCTGTGCCCAGGGGAAGAGACTGAGGCTTCGCATCCGGGATGTTAGTACGGTAGGCCTGAGCGTCATTCATGGGATTGTTCCTACTGCCTTCCACATGATGAGGTCCTAATGCCAGCGAAATACGGTTTCCGTCCTCAGACCTCTTCTGTACCTGTGCCTGTCCCTACATCCGGGGATGTTACTCAGGCTCCATCGTCAAGGCCCAGGAGAGATGCGGCGTCAAATTCCCGCACTCGTTCTGGAGGGTTGGTTCAGGACAAAGACGAGCATTTCATTATTGACCTTCCTAGGGTGGTTCAAGAGATATGGGACGATCAAGATCCTAGGGTTCGAAGGGTGCGGATTGGTATTCTGCGGGATGCAGCAGGCGATTACGATATCTGGGACTACGGCATCGAGATTTGGGATCAGTATGGGAAGCTCATCTTCAATGCCTTCGGTGCAGACCCGTTGAAGGTGGGGAATCTCTCCATCAAAGCCCACGATATCACATACTTGGATGACCCTGACCAGCCTGATGGAAACTATAAGCGCTTCTGGGTCTTTTGTGAGACAACGAAGACCATTTGGAGTGTTGTTATTATCCTCACCTACACAGTGACAATAACCTATCCTCCTGGGGGTCCTGATCCGCTTGTTACTGACGTCGAACTGCAGGCCATAATCAATCCTTTGCCTAAGGGTGCGAATATCAACGAGTGGCTTATCGATATGGATACTGGCCTTCAGATGATAATGCCGCAGGACGAGATTATTGAGGGAACCAGCCTGGTAGTAACAGATGTTCACTTCACTATCGTAGCCTATACTGAAGAGGACGGGGAAGGTACTGCAGGTCCGACATTGGACCAGGGTGAGAATCCTGATCTTACTCCAGTTTCTACAAAGAGTGTAGTAACAAGACAAAGAGATGCGTCAACAACCTTGGAGGTTGCAGGTGCCAAGACTCAGATAGATACTATCTACTCTTATAAGTCAGACACCTTCATCTACTCTTTCTATCTGGATGTTACTACTGCAGGAACTGTAGACCAGAGCCTCCTTATAGACCTTGATCCTGTCCTTGCTCCAACAAACACCCTTACTCTTGTTCTTCCTACAGTCATTGGTAGTGGAATGTTCAGGTTGCTCTACACCCCTGGCGGAGACATCTCCATCTACGGA